CGCCTATGCCGCCGCCTATGCCGCCTATGCCGCCGCCTATGCCGCCGATGCCGCCGCCGCCGCCGCCGCCGCCGTCTATGCCGCCTATGCCGCCGCCGCCGCCGATGCTCGTAAAGAAATGCAGATTAAAATACTGAACTACGGAATCAGCTTACTAAAGGAACCAGTCACAGCATGAAATGTAAAGCCTGTACCCAAGAGATTGTTTTCCTACCTACTGGCAATTTGAAGCCTGATGGTAAAATGAAATACGAGCCGGTCAATGCCGGCTCTCTGTCAGAGCAAGATCTTGCTGACCTAGCGAAACATCTTACCGTTCGCTTCAACCACACGCGCCATATCAGCCACTTTTCAAATTGTCCGGGCGCGAAGTCATTCCGTAAACCTAAAAATCAAATGGAGCTGCTATGAATCGTGAATTAAGAATGGACCTTATTCAGTTCGCCATAATATCAGCTATAATAATTCTGATGTTAGCGATAACGAGCATGAGGACAGTCAGCAAGGATAGTCAGCACGTCATTCACGATACCGTTTATGTCGCTCAGCCCGATACTATTGACCTGTCGGATGGGTGGGTTTTAGTTCATAACGGTAAAAGCGTAAGGAGGTTCAAATGATAACCACAATTCTAATCATCGTCGCTATCGCTTATATAATTCTGGTTGCTATGCTGTCAGGTTATGAGCTTCACCCCTTCTGGCTTGGTTTCAGGTTAGGCCGTTTCAGTATTGGATTATGCCGATGGCCGTTTAATATTTTTATGTTTGATACTGACAGCTACGGCAATAAAGGAATTGAAATTTACGTTAACTACCTTTTTCAATTCTGGATTACTTGGGACACAAACCATTATGATAACGAGGTTGAGATATGACAAATTATGTTAGGTGTCCCAATCCTGATTGTAACGCATCGTGGGGAATTGAAGAGATATCATTCCAGGAGTGCGATTGTTGCGGCTGGCCTGATGTTGATGATGAGTTTACAGCCAACGATAGTGATGATTTTGATTTTGCAGATGATGACGATTTTGCAAACCAATATCCAGAGGGAGCTGATGAGTAACTCAATCCGTTGGACCGCTGCCGATCTGGAAAGGTATGAGAAACGGAGTGGCGTAATTTTACACCAGAACGATTTTGTAAAACCGACTAAAAATATTCCAAAAAATATTCCCAATTACCCTGACAAGATCGCCGCTGCTCTCAGGATCATTGGTATTTCTTGTGTGCGTGAATATAAGTTCCTGCATGATCGTAGATTCAAATTCGATATAGCAATCCCTGAGCTTCACATCGCTATCGAGTACGAAGGGATCCACATGCAAAAGAACACCACCAAGAAAAGCCGTCATCAGAACGGTGCCGGCTATGCGAAGGACTGTAAGAAGTACAACCTCGCTGTTATGCATGGCTGGAAGCTGTTACGCTTTACTACAGCTGACACCAGAGGGGATGATTGGGAATTCAAAGTAGCAGGGGAGATAGAACTATTTATAAAACAACAAAAGGAAGGACAATGAGACGGTTAACGTCTTTTGTTTTATCCCGCTTGATCGGGGATTAGCAGAAAGCAAAGTAACGATACGATGAATCAGATGAATATTCCAGACTCCATAATTTAACATCGATAACGAATTTGCTTGAATCCCCACGGCGCCTATTTTAACCCCTCCTTGATAATTAATTAAAAACAAGTTACATTCACATGACCGATTTATAAATTGTGCTACGAATCAAAGAGTTTGTCACATGACCCTACATCCAAAAAATTGCAATGCCAAAGACTGACGCTAGCGGCCATACCGAGAATTATTGGTTGCAAGTCGACACAGTCTATTCTTTTCTCCTTGGTAATCAAGACTATCTTTTGACTCAGCGCTCCATAAGTCTTACCCGGGTTGTTATGGACGAATTGAAGGTCGAAATAAGAACAGCGCAGCGGCTCATAAAAGAGGCAAAGAAAAAGATTCGTCAGCTTCATCATAAGAATTCCGAAAAGTTAATTCATAAAGCGCTCCAAGACAGGGAGGACCATATACGCGCGCTCAAACTACAACTAGAGGAAGCATCGAAGCCAACAGAGAAAGCACGGTTTTATCAGCTGCTACAAACAGCATACAAAGATCGGGATGAACTACTAGGGCTGTATGAGAAAAAAGAAAAAACACCGGGGAACGAAAACGTAAATCTTAACATCGATTATTCAAAACTTAATTCAAGGCAATTACAGAGACTTGCTGCAGGCGAAGATATCCGTGCGGTGCTTGTTGATACTGATAATGGTAACCCTAACGACAGTACAGATAAGAGCCAGAGCTGAGCTGGAACTCAGAAAGCGTGATGCTGAAAGGAATAGAAACTACTCCTTACGGAATGCGCATTATCAAACCAATCCATTTGACTACCTGGTTGAGCGTCTTGATTATAAATCCGAATCAATCGACTGGACTTTACTTCCCGCTTACCGTACTCATATCTGGGATGGCACACCTAACCCGTTAATGGAAATTCTTGATTGTTTGGCTAGAGGTGAAAGAAACATAGGCGCTGAATCCGGTACCGGTACTGGTAAAACTTTTATCGGTGCCGGAATCGTTTACTGGTTTCTGGAATGCTTTAAGAATTCACTTGTTGTTACTACAGCTCCTAAAGAGCCACAGCTGCAGCTTCACATTTGGAAGGAGATCGGCAAGCTTCATAATAAATTCGGACGCGGTACACTGACAACCTTGAAGCTTCGAATGAATGAAATGCAAGATGATTGGATTGCTGTTGGATTCGTGGCCGGCGTTGGTGCTGCGGAGGATTCTGCAACCAAAGCACAGGGCTTTCACGCGGAGCATATGCTTATCATAATCGAAGAAACCCCCGGCGTTAATAGCGCTGTTATTACCGCTCTTCAGAACACATCAGTTGCTCCTCATAATATTATCCTGGCATTTGGTAATCCTGACCATCAACTCGATACGCTTCACAAATACTGTACAACTCCCGGGACAAAGCATATTCGGATATCCTGCTTAGATCATCCGAACTACGTTACAAACAATGCCTCATTTATACCAGGCGCTACTTCGCGTGAAGGTGTCACTTCAATGCTTAATCGCTATGGTGAAGAAAATCCTTTTTATCTTTCGCGTGTACGTGGGCTATCCCCGGGACAATCAGCTGACAGCTTAATACAACTCAAATGGTGCATTGATGCGCGTGACGCCAAGGACCGGGACAAAGAAAAATTAATCGACGGTCCTGCAGCATTAGGTGTTGACGTAGCAAATTCAGAGGCGGGTGACAAAGCAGCTATTGCAAGAGGTAAGGGTGCCGTCCTTTTGGGGGTTAAAGATTTTCAGTGTCCGAATAGTAACCAGTTGGGTTCCCGGGACGTACTAACCCAAATGAAGGAAGATAAAGTTAGGGATGAATATGTCGGTATTGATTCCGTTGGTGTTGGTGCTGGTACCGTAAACGCCTTGAAGGACCTTAATCATAAAGTGGTTGCATTAGGTGGTGGTGATTCTCCGATATTCATAAAAGGCCAGGAAGAAAAGTTTAATAACCTCCGCTCACAAATGCACTGGCAGATGCGCGAAGATCTACGACTGGGAAAAGTAATATTGCCGAATGACGAAGAACTATTCGCGGATCTTGTTACTCCCAAATGGAGCATCCAGAGCGGTAAGATCTGTGTAGAGAAAAAAGAGGACATCAAAAAACATTTAGGTCATTCACCGAACAAAGGGGATGCTGCAATTTACTGGAATTGGATTAGGCAAGGATTTTACAAGCCCGCATTGGGCACAGCAAGTATTTTATAAAGGAAAATTATTATGGCAATAGATGCAATCAATAAGCCAATGGGCCAAGTTTCGATATTGAAACAGGCCGACATCGACACAGATTCAATTTCAACTCAGTCGATAAGAAAAGATTTTGTTCCCATTACAAAGGAGACGGCACAAAAACAATTACCTGCCGATCAAATAGCTGGCATACAATATCCACCTTTTAACCCGGCTCAGTTAGCGGAGATTTATACATACTCCGGTTATCATACCAGGTGCATTAACTTGAAAGCCATTATTACAGCTGGCCTTGGTTATGATATCCATCCAACGGAAGAGGGGGCTGAAAAAAATATAAAGGATCCTGATTACGTTAAACTTAAAGCTTTTCTTGATGCTCATTCAGGATACGCAAAACAAACGGTAGCAGAATCCTTTACTAACTTCGCTACTGATTTTGAAATATTCGGATCCGCACAATTTGAGATTGCGCGAAACATGAAGGGTGAGGTTGCTGAGTTCTATCACTTTCCCGGTATAGAAGCTATCGCAAAATATGTTGCACTAAAGCCGCCTGTTATTCAGTTAATCCAAATGGTAGGTTTAGCCTGGGCAACCTTGAACCCACTAGGGACTTTAAACCTTACAGTCAGTGGCGCATTGCAGGGTGATAAATCCGGCCTGAATGAATATATCAGGATGAAGAACTACAATCCCAAAACTAGATTTTACGGTTTGCCTGAATATCTTGGCTGCTTAGGATCGATTCTTCTTGACAGATCTGCAGTCGAGTACAATATCAACAAATTCGATAACATGGGAATACCAGCGCATGTAACCACAATCGTTGGTGGGGATCTGTCAGCTGAATCCAAAAAAGAGGTTCATAGTTTCTTTACCAACAAATTCAAAGGGCTTAAAAACGTTGGTAGGAATTTATTATTAATATTTTCAGGCTCAAATCCGGATCAAGTGAAAGTCGACATCAAATCGGTAGAGCCGGAAGTTAAAGACGCGTCATTCCAGAGAATGAGACTAGACGCCCGGGATGAAATAATCACCACTCACGGTGTACCTAAGCGATTGCTTGGATTAGCAGAGGCCGGTTCGCTTGGTGGATCGAGTGAAGGTAAGTCTCAACTCAAGATATTCCAGGAATGCGTAATCGAGCCAAAGCAGGAACGTTTCGAACAAATGTTTAATAACATGATCCGGGAAGGACTCAAAATAACCAAGTACGAAATTAAGCTTAACCAGCTGTACGTTGAAGATCCCAAAAGTGATGGTCAATTCTATGCGGCTATGGCGGCTGCTAATATTTTATTCCCGGATGAAATCAGGGAAGAACTTGGTTATGCTGCAATGGACAAAGATCAACTTAAAATTTATCAGGAAAGAATGGGGCAAGGCGCAATTAATGCGCTTGTCAAAGTTCGTAAGATGTTAGAAAAATCATTGGAGGAAGAAAATTGAGCGAAGATAAAAATCCAATTGGCATGATAGGCGATCCCAAAGTTTCACATTCCGATACGATAAAAATCGGTCGTTTCAAATTTACACATCATGATTCCACGCCGAAAGGCACGCCTAAAGTAATTAGGTGCGTTTCAAAAGAACATGAGATTTATAAATATCTCTTCAATCCTGACGGCACAAAGAAAAGCCCAAAAGAAGTAGATGCATCGATTGCCGAGCTTGAATTAAAAATTGCCGAAGAAAAGAAAGCGAAGCAATGAAAACCGATATCATCCAATCGTTGATAAAAGAAATTGACAAGGTCGCTTTCCTATTACTGAAAGCTGATAAGTGGCAGATCCTGGCCGCGCGGCTACAGAAACAACTTCTAACTAAAACTGATGCAGTTCAGAGAGAACATATCCGGGATGCGATTGATGAAGTAACCAGGTTAGGCGATTCATTAACGGATGAAAAGATTGCTAGCATTATTAACAACCTTCAGAACGATCTCGGAGTTGCTGTAACCGAAGAGGTTGCATCGGTCATTACTAAAACTCAACTAATTGCTTATAAACAATCGTATGCAGATTTAAGTTTGAAGTTCGAATTCAATGAGCCGAATCAGAAAGCCCTAGCCTGGTTAGAAGAGGACCAAATGTATTGGGTTAAGAACCGGTATGATGATGAACTAAGACAGAGGTTGCTTGACGGCGCAAAAGATGTTATCCAGGAAGGCCAGAGCCTAGAACAACAGGGGAAGAATTTTGGAGCGCTGCTGTCAGATACTTACAAGGGGAACAAATCCTATTGGGAAGGGCTATCGAACCACATCGTTACCAGATCCCGAGAGTTCGCTCGTGTGGATGGTTATAATGAAGCTGGAATAACTAAGGTTGAAATTCACGCTGTTATGGATTCAAGGACTTCCGAAATATGCAAAGCATTGAACGGAAAAATTATTGAAGTTTCTGTTTTATCAAAGCAGCGTGATGCGCTTATGAAAGCAAAGGATCCGGAAGCGGTAAAGGAGATCGCGCCATTCTGGTCCGATAAAATGACAGCTGAATCTTTCGGGCCGCTAGAAAAAGCTTACGTCGACTTTAAGAACAAAATCAAAAAGGCGATTGGCATGGAAATAAAAAAGGATGATTTACCAAAAGGAATTGGTATGCCACCATATCACTATAATTGCCGAACAATTACGTTACCGGTGATTGAATGAGAATTGATATCAATGGGACCCCTGAAGAGGTAATAAGAAAGATCGGAAACGAGATGAATATTTCTTACAACGTTTTAGCGCAAATTATGTTTGAAGTTTGGCTAGAAAATATCACCCATCAGGACACAAAAAAAATAATAAAACTCAAGTTGAGTCAAATAATAATTTCACGTCAAAAAATCTCCGAAAACTAAAAACCTCACTTTCGTTCAATATTCACAGTATTGTTCTCTATATGGCACGTTCTTTGTACTTGGAGCCAGTTTGGAGGGAAGTCATCCAAGCAAACGCTTGATTTAGCCCACAAAGAACATTTACCTTTAAGCTGTTGAAATTATGTTTTGTAGCACATTTGTAAAACAGGTCATAAATTTAGGAGTTAAAGGCAATGGCAGAGGCAGTACGTAGATTAAATAGCATTGATGTTTCTTTCATCTCTTTGGTTGGCAAAGGCGCTAACGGAAAGCAGATAATTTTCAAATCAGCAGGCAACACCACTCCAAATATCGGCAAAACAATTACCATCATAAAAACCGACGAAGAGAAACGCCTGGTTTATGGTACTGTGTACGAACCTGAAGTTGCGGACTCTCAGGGTGACATTGCCAATGCCAGCGTAATCGAAAAGTCAGCCCATACCTTTTTATCCAAACTTAAAAATACTAACGTCGATACTCAGCATGACTTTGTGGCCGATGACGGCGCGGTAGTTGAATCCTTTATACTTCGCTCTGCAGATCCAATGTTCCCCGATACTAAAATCAACAGCTGGGTAGTCGCAATTAAAGTTGCAAAGGATGATACCTGGGCATTGATTAAGTCAGGCGAAATATCGGGTTTAAGTTTAGCCGGTTTAGCCGAAGTAGAGCCGATTGAGAAAAGTGACGGCTTTTGGACTAAAGTAAAAAAAGTTTTTGGAGTTCAGAAAGATTTCAATTCAGAACTTGCTGAACAAAAAGTATGGGGCTATATCTACGCATTACAAGACGCTGTACGTGATATCTTCAATGATGATACTATCACTGATAAGAAAGCAGCAATAAACACCTCGATTTCTCAGTTCCAGTCTACCATGGCCACTGCTTCGCTTGAGAAAGCTGGCAAAACTATTTCCGCCGTCAATGCCGATAAATTATCGGCTATGAAAAAACTCATTGACGAAATGATGTCCGCAAATGAACCAGTTCAAAAAAATAAAAATGGAGATATCCAAATGACAACCGAAGAACTTAAAAAAGCTATTGACGAATCTTTAGCTCCAATAATCACCAGACTCGACACAATCGAGAAAGCTGAAAAAGTTGATGTGCTTATTACCAAGGCTTTAGAGCCCGTTATTGCTCGTATCGATGTAGTTGAAAAAGCTACTCCTGGAAGTGTACAGGATCCTGCAAAACCTGTTATTAAAGCTGACGTAAAGATCTGGACATAAGATCCGATATCGGATTAGTTGAAATCGAAAGTAATTAAAATTATTAATTAATTGTGAGTAAAATAAAATGACAAATGAACAATTGTTAGCCGAACTTAAAAAAGCCGGTATAACTACCGACACCACCGGTGGACTATTAACTGTCGAACAGTATAATAAATTCATTACATCGGCTGTTGCAATGGATACCTTCATGAATAAGATCCGTGTTGAAAGAAACATCGGAACTTCACGTGAACTTAATTTAATGGGCGTTAACTCCCGGATCTTGAGAGCAGCTGGGGAAACAAACACATTCGCAGATGGTGATTTGAGCGCCGTTAACACCTCTAAGAAAACCTTAGTTCCCAAAAAGGTAAGATTGGCTAGGGATATATCCTTAGATGAATTACATCAGAATATTGAGGGCAGCGGTCTTGAAGAGACTATAAATAATCTCTTCGCAACTCAGTTTGCAAATGATTTAATGGATTTGGGAATAAATGGTAAGGTGGCAACCGATCCAGCCGATCCAGATTATTTGTTCCTTAAAATCATTGATGGTTGGCTGGTTAAAATGGCTGCCGATCCCGACAAACATTTTTATTCCCGCGGTGATAGTCGCGATTGGAAAGGCATTGTATTTTCTGCAATAATTAAAAAGATGCCTGAAAAATTCTTAAACCTTCCTGGGCTTTCTTTCTTTGTTGGAAGAAATGTTGACGACGAATATCGCGATCAGCTGGGCGAAAGAATCACCTCTCTTGGTGATGTCATGATTCAAACGAATCCACCTACAACTTTCAAAGGTTATCCAGTTGAAAGACTTCCATTCCTTCCTGATGGTGCAGTTCTTTTCACAGTTCCTACAAACCTTGCCGTCGGTTTTGGTCGTGACATGTCAGTTTTCAGATTTGTTAATGGAAGAAAAGACGTTGTTGAATATACAACCTATGCTTCTGTTGACTTCAATCATGTAGAGACTGATAAACTAGTTTATTGCTTATAAGAGAAATATATGCATAAACTAATTAAAGCCGGTTCTTATGGTTGTCATTCTTTACCAGGTAAAACCATTCGTAAGAATGAAATGATATCTGATGAAGATTTTGCCAAAATACCGGAAGTTGATAAAAACCTTTTCTGTTCCGTCCTGGATAATCTAAAAGCTAGCATTCCAACTGGCGGAGATAATCCACCCGAAGGACCTGAAGGTTCAAACTCAGAAGGTAATGATTCTGATGACAGCAATGCAACAGATCCCGATCCTGACAAGGTAACTCCGGATCCTGCTCCTGACCCAGTACCCGATCCAAGTAACGAGGGTATGAAACCTGACGAGAAGATTACTCCTACTAACCTTCCCGATCCTGACAAGGGCAAAAGAAGGGGTCCTAAATAATGCTTTGCTCATTATCGCAAATAAGAAGTGAAGGAAATCTTCCTGCAGCAATTAAAGATGATAAGCTGATTCCACACCAGGAGTCAGCTTCAATCTTTGTTCGAAATCTTCTTACTGATGCGGTATATGACAACATTAAAACTGATCCGGATGAGATTAAAAATCGTCCCTTCCTGGAGTGTTCAAAAGCTGAAGCTTTGATTGCCATGTCAATAGCGGTAGTTCCACTTAACATTGAAACACAAGGTACAGGTATTGTTCGCACGAAAGGATGGGACCAGTCGAGATCTGATTTAATGAGTCAAACTGAACTGGATAGTTTATCTGAGAAGTTCCGTGAACGCGGTCTTCAGCTCTTGAACAAGTACATACCTAAAGATGAAACGCCAGGTAAACTTCCTAATGATAACGACAATATTATTCCTCTTGGCAACGGCGGAGTATTGATAGCAATATGAACGACGATGTTGAAGAATTCGCAGATAATATTCAAAGTCAAATCCAGGAGATGGTTCTGAAAACTGCCAACAGGATTAAACAAATTTTAGTTAAGAATACCATACTAGCTATGGATGAAGCTAAAATCAACGCCACAGGTAATATGAGAAAGGGTACCGATGGTACTATCCTGGAATATGCAACCTTTGTTGTCGTCACTGTTTTTACAAATGCTTTTTATTCGATATACCGGCACGAAGGGACAAAACCCCACATGCCTCCTATTGAACCGATTTATCAATGGGTAAAGACTAGAAGATTGACAGGTAAATACTCATTGAAGACCCATAAAAGGTTAGGTTCAAAACTTACTCAGTATAAACAGGATATGTCTTTAGCGTGGGCCATAGCTAAGAAGATTTCGAAGAAAGGTACTCTTGGAGTGAAGTTCTTTGAGATCGCATTAAAACAATCATGGCCACAAATTGAAAAAGAAATTTCTAAACTAAATTTTCAAGGTGCATAAAATGAAACTTTCAAAATTCTTTCTTGTATTATTTTTGGCGCTGATATTTGCAGCTCCTTTATTTTCTCAGACTGGCAAACCGGCCTTAAATACTAAAGGTACTTATCAGCCGAACGATTATGCCACAAACCTTATCTATACCGGACTAAAACCGGCAGGTGGTGATACATCAGATGCTTTACTGATACCAACAGAAATAACAGCCGGCACATTCTATGTTCAACTTGATTCAATCGCAATCGGTGATAGCTTAAAATCCATGGTTATTCAGGGATCTGGCGATAAAGTGCATTGGTATAACACGACAATTACCTTTACAGGCATGGGTTATTATGTTAATAAGCTGCAGCGGGTAACGGGGTTGCTCTATGACAAATACATACGATTTACTTTTGACGTAGTAGGGACTCAGCTTAAAACGGGCTTTAAGGTTCTGTTTCTACCGCGGTATTAATATCTAAGAAAATGTTAACCAGCACTAACGCCATATTACTACTCCGGGAATATTTGAAAGGTTGCCAATTTAATATTGAGGTAGATCCTTTCAAAGAATTCGAATGCTTGAGTTTTGACCCGCCACAGCCTCTTGTCTTGATAGAGGCTGATGACGCGGCCTATCCTAAAATTTCCCGGTCAACAGTCCTTTCAAAGGAATACGTTGTACATATGACGTGCATGGTTAATACGGCAAACAAAGAATTTTTAGTATATCGTAATGAAGCCGATGGTGTTTCTAATGCTATCCTTCTTGCCTTAGAAAACTTAAATAATCCTAAAATATCTCTCGTTCCTGTCCGCGAAACCAGGGGCGAGTTTATGGCCGGATCTGTAAAAGTAACAAGTGTGATTTTAGAATTCAAAATTCAGTAGGTGTAAAATGAATCCAAAGATAGGATTTTTTGAAGAGGCTCCCGGGCAAAGAAGTATGACTAGGTTACTTGCCTTTATCCTTTTGGTCGCACTCATATTGTTAGTACCGCTATATTTTTATTGCAGCTTGTTAAATAATGGCGATATCAGGACGGCAATTACTTTCATGTTTGTATTGGTTCTTCTAATCTGGTTAATCGCTGTTTTTTCCCCTAAGTATCTTCAGAAGATTTTAGAATTAGCAGCGCAAACCAAAGGTATAAAAATACCCGGTATGGACTCGCTTAATTCAGTTGAAACTTCTAAAACGGTGGAAACAAGCAAGGAAGTCAAGCAAACAGAGGCCGTTGCGTAATGACAGCCGATCAATTAAAAGCTATCGTGCCTTTTATATCTCCGTTCAATCTGAATGTTTGTACTCCACTGCTTAATGCTGCTTTTGAAAAATATCAGATTAACACCCTTGAAAGACAGCGTTGCTTTATCGCCCAGGTTGCTCACGAAAGCGGCTCGTTTAGATATACCAAGGAACTTGCATCCGGTATGGCATACGAAGGTCGTGTTGATCTTGGTAATACCCAGGTTGGTGATGGCGTGAAGTTCAAAGGTCGTGGATATCTGCAAACTACTGGCAGAAAGAATTATGGCTTAGCAAGCATATTCATATTCGGCGATAACCGGCTGCTGGATCATCCTGAATTGCTTGAGTTCCCCGAAAACGCAATGGCAAGCGCCGGTTATTATTGGACTACCCACAACATTAACGAAGTCTGTGATTATCCATCAACTTGGACGCATGTATGGGATAAAAAAACCTATTCCCGATTTCAATGGTTGACTGTGAAAATTAATGGTGGCTTAAACGGTTATGATGATCGTTTAGCGTTTTATCAAAAAGCATTACAGGTGTTAATATGAGATTTATACAATTCCTTTTAATTCCAATAATTGCCCTGGTTCTAGCATTTGTATTTCTTGGCTGTAGCTCTACAAAAGAGATAAGCGATAAGAAGGAAACGGTTGTTAAGATTCATGATCATGTTGTCACTCCTGATAAAATTCAGGATATAAGTAACGAAGGGCAGTGGTCGGTTCCCGATAAAGAGCCCTTGCCACCCACAGTTATTATAACCTTGGACCAAATCCACGAAGACCCTTCCTGGATCCCGGTTAAATATACGGCTAAAACAAAACACGGTACCGTAACGTTTTTCCCGCATAACGATAGCCTGGTAACAGATCTGCAACCTGACCAGGTAAAGTACACCGATACTAATAAAACAACCACAGAGCAAAAGGTGCTCGAGAAACAGCCTGGTTTCTTTGAGCAATTTGGTATTTGGATAAAGTGGTGTCTTATAATCCTAGGTTTATTAGTAATAATATTTTTTGGGTGGAAGTTTTTTAAGTAAATGTTGAGTAATTGTCTCCCATATGATCCCGTGAATTCTGCTTCATTCACACCTGGTTCCTCTCAGTCTCCTACTGAGAGGGATTTATTAACAATAAGGCAATAAAATGGAAGAATATTTGGAAGAGCAAAGAACCAGAGTAGAAGCTAAAAGTATTTTCACCCTTGGTCAGGCAGTTTTGACAATCATCGGGTTTATTTTTCTTATTGGCGTTACCTGGGGAACTAGTTCATTGAGGATATCCACCAATGAATCGGAAATTGAAAAATTAAAGATTTTGAAAGAAGCAGAAAAGCAGCAACTAAATCGTATGGAATATAACCTCCGCAAGCTTTGCGCTCAACAGAAAGTTGAATACGAGGATTTCGGAAGATAAAATGAATTTAATAGAGAATTTTTTCAAGAATAATTAATTAAAAGGAGTAATCCATGAGTCTAAATATTATAAATCTGAATGGTCCTGATAAAAACCTAGTTTTTAGCGCGACTATACAAAAAGTTTTCATTGAAAGGGATGAAAACCTTTATTCAGGCAATCCCCTTTATAACTTTATGAAAAATGCCGGATTCATAGAGGATGCTTCGGTTAAATTAACAGCTGACCCCATTGCTTCGGTTTTAATTGATGGGTCTACTTTTGGCAAAGGTTTCAAGTGTACCGGGACATTTGCCTCGAATCAACTCTATTCGTTATTTGAGTTCGAAAAATTCAATAATGAGATTTGCACTGTTGGCCTGCAGGGTGTCCCTTGGTATTTCAAGAGCGTAATGATGAACCTAAAACTTGACGCTCAGCTCGATCCGAGCGGTAAGGCTCCTATTATTATGTCATTTACCAAGAATGTCAGAAATCTAAGAGACGTTTTTGATCCTAATCCTTGGCCACAGGTTGGACAGGTTGACCCTCCGGCTCCTTGGGTTCCCAAATCTGATACCTTTATCTCCAGCACAAGGTTTGCGGAGACTACGGTTGATCCATCAGCTTTGTTTACTGAAACTACCTCAACTTTCTATAATGGCAGCCGTGTTAGATCGTTGACTACAGGTACAACCGCTACGGTTGACGATGATATAATTATCGTTGATAATGCGGACGAACAAAATGTTATTTTACCGGTTCCAACCGATATTGTTGGTAAAATAGTATGGGTTAAGGCTATTACGGGCTCTGTCTTGGTTAAAACAACAATGGGTCTTAGTCATCCAACTCTAACTACTATCGCAGCTGGTTTATCAGCAATGGTCGTCGCGACTGCTGATAGCGGCTGGGTAGTGTTAACTCAGCAAACAGCTTAGTCCATACTTTATTGATCTTTCAAGAGCGCTCTAGAAATAGAGCGCCATTTTTATAATAACTAGGAGTGTAAAATGAAGTATTTAATCTTCCTCATTATAATCTTTTCAATTTCTACCAAGGCAGCCGATTCTTTATTCGCTTCCGTACAAAACGGTTCACTGAATTACTCGGTTGAAACGCAAAACCAGTCTGGAACCGAACGAGGAGAAAATATTTTCATCATCAACAACGAATCTTCTGACACAAATTATTTGCCAGTCCTGAACGGTTCACTTAGATGGTCAGAAGAAACACAGAGTAGGGACGGAAGGGTGAGGGGCAAGAATGTTTATATAATGAATCCAGGCGGGTCTTCCTCTCCCCAATTCTGGGATACAACTAATCATATCTTCCATAATGTTGTCCCGACAAATGACAGTACTATTCAAGTTCTAATTCAGGGAAATGCAGTTACATTACAATCAGTAGGGGGAATTACTGGTTTTTTACAGACTATAACTGATACGACAATGTCAATATTTATTGGCGACGTAAATAGTATTTTTTCAGAGGCAACAGGAGTGTCAATCAATGCTCAGTTACACCAAATTGGTATAAATAGTGCAAATGGTATAGTAGCTATTGGAGATATTTACCAGAATGGCGGAAGTACTACTTTGGTTGTTGACGATGGCGAAAGTGTAGTAAGAGTTACGTCTTCTAATTTTTATCTTGGGGGAAATGATTACAGTTTTAGTGTAGGGGACATCAATGGTGTTCAAAATAATACAATGATTGTAGTAAGTGATGTTTCTAAGAATGTCTATTTGCAGCAAGGAGCTGATGCTATCGGGGTTAATGAAAATTCTGGAATTTATATACAATTAGGAAGTCATATATATTCAATTTCAGTTGATGAAAATGGATTTTTGAAAGGAACTGTAAACCAATGAAGATAATTATTTTAATATGCTTTTTATCAATATCGTTACTTGCACAGAGTAAGGATTCCACATCTTATAAAATCTATAAAAAGGATTTTGAGCAGGTAATAAAAGAAAGACAAGAATATGATAACGCTTCAACTGCCATTATCAATTATTTGCAGTATAAAATTAAGACAGAAGAAAATAAATTAAAAGATACTTCTAAAATAAAAAGAAAAAAAGACTAATATAATGTTACTTATATTAGTTGGTCACGTAGGGATTAAATAGACCTATTATTAAAATAGAAAAGGTAGAATAAATGTCAGGTATAAAGGAAGAACAAAACTCGCAGATGAAAGAAATCGAAACTAATTTAGGACATTTGAGAGAGTTTCTGCATATTGGTAAACTTACCGATACAATGCAATTACATAATCATATAAAACATCAGCATGATTCTTTAATGCAAGTAAACCAGAACTATTTCAAGCATGATATGGATTATAAGATAAAAGAAATCAAGCAACAGGATTCATCTACAGTCATTATGATGAATAGAGTAGATAAAATGATTGATACTGTAAAATCTCCACAACAGAAGCAATATTTACTTAATCAAAAAATAAATTGGGTAAATAGACATAATAAGTTGCAACAACAGTATATGCAGTTAGAGAAGAAGAAAAAGAAATGATATTTATATTCCTAATCCCCATAATAATAGGCGTTATAGAAGCGTTTCAAGACTCAGGTGCTTTTCATAGCTATCCAAGTTATATGCAGCCGGTTTCACATGGCGGACTTAATTTACTACCGTTGGATTTTTGGCATTTGGCGAAATGGATAACTGAAATATTGATTTATGTTAATCTCTATTTTTATAAGCCAATTTTCGGGTATTGGGATAGCTTAATATTTATTGCCTTATGGAGGGGATCATTTTCGGTAACATGGGCGATATTGAAAGCAGTCAAAACTTAAAATTAATTAAAAATAAGGTGTGTAATGAAAGAATATATTATAGCAGGCAAGAAGTTTCGCCTCATTGATTACGGTGAACTCACTCAAAAAAAAGAATCCGAAATTGACTCATATTTCGGCATAGACTCAACTAAAAAACAAACAACCTTAAGGATTGAACGGGATAAAATATTCCCGTTGATTTTAGAGCCTGTCATTCCCGGGGACGAACTTAAAGTTGAAGAAATGACCAACAATCAAATGGCCGATATCATCATTGATTACCAGAAAGCGAAAAAAGATTTTTTCGTGAATTTACCCCTCCGTTCGAAGAGCTTGGAAGAATAGAAGTTGAAACAGACAAAGAATATAATGCCAAGTACGGTGGGGAGAAAAAGACAAAAAGATATTTCTCGCCTGATATCAGCGACGACTATAATCTTGTATTCGGTATAGCTGATGGTGACGCAATGAATATCGAAAAATTAGAGAATATGAAAGTAAGAAGATTCTATTTGCATTTATATAACAAGCGTATTCAAATTCTTAATGAAAAATTTGCGGTATTATAATGGCTGATGACCTAAAGAAAGAAATAAAAATTATTGTCACCAAAGACGGTGTTGAGCAAGCTGCCTCTTCGGTCCATTTGACCACAGAGGAATTGAAAAAGCTTGGGGTTGTGGTTAAAGATACAGCCAGACAAACCGAAAATTCAACTAATTCAATGGGTGAGAGTTTCCAGAAGATAGGCGCATGGATTGCAGCTGCTTTTGGGATAAATGCAATCAAAAATTTCCTTTCCACCACCACCATGGCAGCCGCGAAATTTGAAGAGATATCAGATGCATTTAAGGGTTCCGCTAATGATATGGAGTTATTTAGAGCGGCAGTAAAGGGGACTGTTGATGACATGGGGCTAATGAGACTGTCTAATCAGGCATCAGCTTTAGGTGTAGAACTAAGAGATCAACCACTCATATTTGCACTAGCAAGAAAGGCAGCCGAAGCATATGGCACCGGTACTGAGGAGGGCTTCCAAAAAGTAGTTATGGCCACGGAAGGGAATGTTCGTGGTTTAAAAGCTATAGGGATCCAAAGAAAAGCATATGAAGAAATAGTAAAGAGTCTAGCTAAGGCGCATGGTGGTTTAATTACCGAAATGGATGCTGAAACTCAAAAAGAAATCCGGATGCAAGCTATTATTAAAGTTACTGGTATGACCATGGAAGAGGCAACCAGGATTAATAAAACACATGCATCGAGTATAGAATCGGCAGCCGCTAAGTGGGAAAATCTAAAGTTAACTATCGGTGAGGGGTTGACGCCGTTTTTCTCTAGCATATTTGATTGGGTGGGTAAAATAATTGATCGAATTGGAGTTCTTGCTGGTAATATCAAAGTATTGGGCCAGGCAAATAGGGACGATGCCTATTCGGCATCTTTTTCTTCCTGGAATAAGGACGAAAAGACTGGTAAGATAACTGGCATAACCCAAGATCAATTAAATGCTGAAAAAGATGCTATGCTAAAGAATATCAGAGATATTAAAAATATGTCTCAGATTAACGATGCTTTAATGACAAATTTAGCGGGATCTGGTTCTAGTAAGGAAATCGAAGATAAATTAGATGCTGGTAGAACCGCAAGAGAAGCCTATAAAATACAATTAAAAGATTTTCAATCTAAACTTGCTATTCTAAATGCCTATAAAGTAGTCCCCGATAAAAAAGAAGAGACGGGAGGTTTAACTCCCGAAGCCTTACAGGCAAGACTAGAAAAGAATCAAGCGATCATAAATAAGTATAATGCCGCTATGCTTGAAAATGGGAAAATTGATCTTGACAAACAAATAAAAGCCTCTGATAAAGCCATAGATGATGAATACAATGAGCTAAAAGATGGTGCGAAAAAAGATGTTAATCTAGCTGCATGGAAAGCAGTTGAGCAAAAAAAGATCACAGAGAAATTTTATTCTGATCAATTAAAACAAATCGAATTACAAGCCGAAACGGGGAAACTTTCTGATTCAACTAAAAATGCAGCATTAATTACCGAGAAAGAGCAACTTGAAGTTTTATTGAAAAAACAACTTCCGCTCGAAACGGAATTAGCTATTAAAACAAAACTAAAAGCGGTTGACGATGAAATTAAAAATATTGATAAAGCGAAATTAGAATTCGATCAAAAATATATATCTCAGCAGCTACAATTTGATAAAGATACATATGAAAAGAAAATTGCTAGTTATACGCTTTCTGTCGAAGATTATAAAAAGTATTTAGCCCTATTGCTCGATTTGGATATCCAAAAACTTAAAGATGAAAACAAGGCGATTGAGGATTATAATAAAAAGAATCCAACTTCACCAAAAGTTTTATTAAATACTGGAATTTATAGGGCACAAAAAGAAAGTGATAATCAGAAAATTCTAACCGACTATTCAGTAAGGCAGCCGAAAGAAATAGCGGACGAATTTAAAAGAACTCACGAAGTGGCCGGGGCAGTAATTGACAGCATTGAAGCCGGCACAAATTCTATGTGGAATAGTTTTTTAATGAATACCCATACCGCTACTAATGCCTGGGACGCTGCTTGGCAACAGATGGAGAATACAGCCATTCAGAAACTTATGGCTATTATTGAAAATGAGGCGTGGAATGCAATAATCGGTTTATTTGCAGGCGCCATACCGGGTGGTGGCGTGCTAGGTAATATATTCAAGATGTTTACAGGTGGTGAATCTTCGATTGATAGCAATAATCCGACAGACTTTTTCCAAAGTAATTCCGCAATAAAAGCCCCATTAAATCTCCATGTTCCACAATTAATGAAGGTGCGAGTTGAGGGTACTCTTAGGCAGCATGGACTGGAAATGAGAGCTGTATTAAATCAAACTGATAATTATATCGGCGATAAAAGATGACCTTGGACCAATTAAATATCGACCCGTCTGATTTCTTTAATTTGGAAATAACTTTCCCACAAATGCAGATCCCAATAGGCTCTATTGACCTGACAATTTACTCGAGATCTTCATTACAAAAAGCACCAGTCAGTATAGCAACTACCGGAAGTAATATTGCTTTAACGGGATATTTTAATTTAGATGGTGTTGCTCTTAATAATTCTGATGGTATTCGAGTCCTCGTTATGCATCAAACAGACCCAAAGCAAAACGGTATCTATATAGTTCAATCCGGAGCGTGGTACAGAGCGGGCGATTCGAATACTTATGATAAATTATTTGCTTCTACAATTTCAGTATTGAATGGATCTGCAAATAAAGGGAAAATATTCTGCAGCACTATAGCTAGAACTGGCACGCTTGGGACTACTCCTATTACATACGCGCTTGCAACTTCTTTGACGCCTGTCAGTATTAACTCTGATGATATGGAATTGAAGCTTATGAAAGCTGATGAAATTGAAGTTGATTTCGATGACAGGGAATTTTGGGCGGTCCTTGGCACACTCACAGTGCAAGTCTTAGATAATATCGAAAATCTCCGGCAGTTGCTTTGTAATGATTTTAACGATTTATCAGCAACTACAGTGTACTGGAAGTTCACGCCACTAGTTGGTGATTTTGAAGTGTTTGAAGGGACGCTGGATCCGGCCCAGGGGATCAATTCCGATAAACTTAGTGGACTGTTTGAGCTAAAATTTAACCCGAAAACTGAGGTATTAAACCAAACTCCATTATTCCTAAATGGAGCCTTTAATTCTTTCCCTGGTATTTCTTTAACAACCCCGGGTAGTTCCAATTTTGCCGATTCAAACGCTTTCTACGTTAAAGATCTTATTGAAAGCATTTATAAAATAGTTGACCCGGATATTGCTGTAAATTCGTATAACGACTGGATATTCCACGCTTTCAAATCCATTCCTCCGGATGATACTATCCCGGGCTATACATCTCACTACGTTACCACATTCGACGGGACAGATCCTCATTGCGATGGATCTCAAGGCAGGGTTACTTTTGGTGGTAAGGTTTGTGTTGACCTTTGGGATCTCGTTTATACAGATCATACGAGTCGTCCACCGGTGCAACGAGGATTAACTTCTTATATGGATCTTCTTAAAGCAATAGTAAGGAATATCGGTGGTTATACGGGCATGGTATCGGCAAAGGTAGCAGTTGTTTCACCTTTTGTACCTGGCTTTTCAAATTTGTTGCCAGTAGCAGCGCCATACGTGGAAATTACTGACGAAATTACGACTACATGGACGCCGGTTGGTCCGGACCCTCAACGGCCCATTTTTACGCCACCTAATCTTATCAATATCGATAGATTAACTCAGCGATCAAAATTAAAATTTCTACAAGTCGGTAATACTACAGTTGGGGTTAAAACTTCAATTCCCTCAGATGGGATAACAATTGAGACAATTTCTCTATTTTGTAATACCTTGACTTACCATATACAGGCCTCTCAAATTTCGGCTCCTGGTATGGCACAAGCAAGTTGCAGCAATTTTTTAGGCCAATACCTTGGTCAATATTATTTATCAATTGGATCATGCTTCAAGGATAAGATCACGCTAGCAGACATTTGTTACTCTATGCTTCAAAAATTTCATTATGGTTCGACCTGGTATATTCCTTTAAGCATTTTGAGAAAGCTTCAGGAAAATAAAACAGAAATCAATGGGGTGCCTTTCATTATGGATGCTAATCAAACCAATGTGCCGGCAACTAGCGTTAATGGCGATTATTCTGATGTTGCAGAGATAATTCAAGCGTAGCATATTTGGAGCATGCTATAGTTTTTATAGTATAAATAATATACTTTTACTGCATAAATAATGAGGATTTGCGAAGTAATCGTATATAATAAGATTTGTAATCAGCAGGTCGTCGGTTCGAGTCCGATCGCCAGCTCCATAAAATGCGAATACTCATCATATTCGCATTTTCTATTTGGTCTAATCTTAATTTTCATCCCTAACTTCTATTTCTATAGTTAAGGACTGTTAAGGACTTTTGTCAGGACTTTTCCCGTACTATTTCCAGGAGGAAACAGTATGTACTCTCTTATTAAAGACAAAAAATCACCCTACTACCAATTACTATATACACAGGAGTCAGGCAAAAGAACAACAATTTCTACACACTGCAAGATTAAAAGTGATGCCCTGAAGTTCCTTACACTGTTCAAGGACAAACTCATAGAGACTACCAAGCCAACTGTTATTACTCTGAAGGACTTTAATGCCCAGTATAAGGAGTTTAGCATAATGAAACACTCAAAGAATTACCTAAGATCGTATAAATCCGCCTATAAGATCTTTCTGACCGAATTCAGTGAGGACACAGTAATGAGTAAATTAAATGTCACAGACTTAGAACGATTCTTCTTACAGAGATTTAGTGAGTCTAAGTTTGGTGCTCATCTGAATTACCGAACTCTTAAAGCTGCATTAGAGAAGGCAGTGGAATGGAATTATATCAGTTATAATCCGCTGAAGAAAATTAAGATGCCCAAGCTGCCTCAGAAGAATGTTCTGATTATTAGCCAGGAAGATTTCCAGTCAATATTAGCCCATGAACCAAACTCTACATTTATTCGCATTTATGAGTTCGCCAGAGGGACAGGAATGCGTTTGTCTGAAATACTGAATCTAACCTGGGGGCAGATAGAATTTGCTAACAATGTAATTACTGTAATGAACTCAGATAGCTTTACAACTAAAAGTAAAAAGGAAAGGGTAATTCCAATTAGCAATAAAGTTAATGAGGTGCTTCAATCTGTGAGACCCAATCTTGTCTGGATAGATATTATGAACCAATATGTGTTCTCTAATAAGGGGTTAATGTTCAACCCTGAATATATAAGTAAGCGTTTTAAGAAGAGCGTTAGAAAGGCTGAGGTAAACAATTCCTATCACTTCCATCATTTACGCAGCAGCTTTGCGTCCGACTTAATAGCAAAGGGGGTGTCGATATTTCTGGTACAGAAGCTACTTGGTCATTCGTCTGTGGCTGTTACCGAAAGGAATTATGCGCATCTTCAAACTGATAGTCTTAAAGAGGCAATTTACCTGCTATAATTAATTGTTGTCGAGATCAAGGTAGTATTTCAAGCATGTTAATCGTCATCGTAATAGTTTTAATAGCCAATTAAATGATTCTACTTCAAGATAATGGTCTGTAGTCAACCGATGGATTATCCAAATTGCTAATATATTTCACTGATTGAAATTTGATTCAATCATAGGTATTTTAAGCAAGAGATAATAGATTAAATTATAAGTAAAGGTTAAATATGTTCAGTGGGTATATAGTCGTTGAATCCTTTCAAGTTGGTGACATAACAATAGAGCCTCAATATATACGAGGAGAAAAATTATCTGTGTCTCCATTTATTGTGTTCCCATGTATGTCCAACCTGAACTCTCATATTGTTTATGAATCAGAGCAAGCTTATTCAATAATCAGTTTAACGGGGGAATTATTCTTTGTTGAGAGTCAACATATGAAATTCAAAATCGCAAACTTTAATTCAGGCCCTTTGATGCATCGTTCCTCTATGCATGGTTCTAAACAATCCTTTTCTTTATCGATTCCAGTTGATTATTATGGACTGAAACGTCTGGAGGAAAAAAGGAAAGGGGATATGCATTTAGAGTTTCAATTCACGATGTTGATGGGAAAACATGCTACCTTCTTGATAAAATCTGATTCGTTTAATGATAATGTCGCAAGCTTTCATAAAATACAAAGTACGTTAATATTAACAGTACCTAAATCTAATTGGGTTGAGAATGTATTAAACAATACAGGGTTCCATGAAATCAAATTGATTGAAGTGCCAATACCCAAGAAAATTATTCCACAGGATGTCTTTCAAAAAGCTTTGTTGGAGTTAGATAGAGCTAATAAATATTATTACGATGGAGACTATAATAAAGCCTCTTTACATTGCAGGATGGCTATTGAGACGATACCTGAGTCATTGCCTTATGATACCAAGGAAGATAGGAGAGGGTATAGTAAAAGACTCGGGAAATTCATGGAGCAGTATTTAAATCAAACTATTCCTGAGGATAAACGAAAATTAATTCACGACATTCTGAATGGCATTTATTCAATTTGTAGTGAGCCTGGGCACCCCTCACAGGAAGTACCTATTACAAGAAATGAAGCTGAGTTTTATATTATTATTTGCAGCGCATTTCTTGCGTATGTTGGTAAGAGCATTGTGTCAATTGAAACTCATCTTGAGCAGAACTGATGCTGACCACTACTCTCCCCACACACTTGCAATTTTATCTTTTATCTTTTTCTCGAAGAGGATAATCAATTCTTTATTTGAATCTATTAATTCCATTTCTCTTTTTATCTTTGATACAAATGATCGTTGAATGTCTAATTTAGGTAATGGTATCCTAAATTTCCTTATCTGGTCGGTATTTAAGTTTCTGAAAACAGCACCAACAGACATACTTCCATGCATTTCTTTCATCATTAACAAGCAGAAGTAAAAGAACTCTGGTAAAATTAAATCAGCCTTTAAGTTACGGAACCCAACTAATCCGTCATGTATACAAGAATCGACTGCTAATATTGTTGGCAGACCAGGATTGCCACTAACTGTCAGAACAACATCACCCTTGTTCATCGGGCGACTTTTTTTAGCCCCTTCCTCAGTTAAGAAATCAATTTTTGGGGTTGTAAACATCCCGTCACGTGTAATGTCAGCAACCATTAATCTGGGAACACTGCCTCCATAGTATACTGGATCTCCTTGAGGTCGTGGAGAACTTCCTCTAACAATATCGCATATGGTTTCTAAGTTAACAACAGACCAAGTGGGGTCTATTATTATTTGAGGTTTGTAGTTTTCAATTACCTGACGTGCACCGTCGATTATCTTTTGCCAAACTTCTACCTCAGCTACTATTTCCCTTTGTATATCAAGGGAAGGGAGGGGAACTTGTATTTGTTTTATTTCTATTAGATGTAAATTAGTAACCGTACCTGATTTAGAATGTGCCTTTGCCTGTTGCAGTACATAATCTGAATTTAACAGAACCTCTAAATATTTAGATAAAACCAGTTCACTATGAGGTTTCAATAAGGCTAAACTTACGAATATGCTAAATTCATAGGACCAATCAATAAGTTTAGCTACCCCTATAGTCCCGTTTTTTGAGTAAAGGATATCCCCGATTTCAGGTTTACATCTCTTGATTAATTCCTGATGTTCATTTTGACTAATGTATTTCTTGCTGTCATTGCTTTGGGTTATATCAGTTACTCTAAGGAAAGGCACACCTGCTTTTACATAATTTGGAGTCTTGTGCGTACCATCAGTAATCTTTACACATAAGTCTTGTAATGAGCATAATGGGAACGTTGTTTGTCTAAATTTAGCTGTATAGTAACGATCCCCATTTAAATTCCATTCATCATTTTCACTGATTATATTCTTTTCAGCAACAACAACGCTACAGAATTCTTCTGGATTAAACTCAGTTGCATTAATTATAGATTTAACATAAGATTTAATTGCCTCAATTATGACTGGTAACTGTCCTTTATCATTGGCTCTCCTCTGTGCTCCAAGGTCAAAACCATCATTATTAATTTTAGCGAACAGTATCTTATCAGTTCTTCTGGCAAGAGTCTTGTCCATCAACAATATAGAAGTTTTAACCCCTGAATATGGGTTAAATACTCCTCCTGGCAAAGAAACTACAGCATACAAGTATTTCTCCACCAGCATTTTTCGAAGGCTCTTATAAGCTGTCCCTGATTGAAATATTATACCTTCTGGCACAATAACAGCAGCTCTACCATTGGCTGTTAGATGTTCTGCTATGTAATCCACAAACAGAACTTCACTCCTGTTACTTTCAACTGAAAACCTTTTATGCGGTTTAATCCCACCTTTAGGTGACATAAAGGGAGGATTGGCAAGGATAATATCTGCAAATTCATTCCATTTCTCTTCACTCGTTAGGGTATCGTATTCCACTATCAGAGGATTAGTGAACCCATGCAGATAAAGATTAACGAGGGACAGCCGAACCATATCAGGTGAGATATCGTAACCCTTAATGTTAATGGCAAGTTTCTTCCTTTCATCTGGTGTAAGCATATCTCCATTGAATTTTTCACCGTTCCCATTAATATTATTTTTTGCAGGATTATAAGTACTGGAGTTATTCTTTACTATGTGCTTGTAGGATGAGATAAGGAAACCAGCAGTACCACAAGCAGGGTCAAGAATGATTTCATTCTTTTTAGGGTCAATAAGCTCTACCATGAAATCAATAATGTGTCTTGGTGTTCTAAACTGTCCAGCATCGCCCTGACTCCCAAGAACTGAAAGTAGATACTCAAAAGCATCCCCTAACTTTTCCGAATGGTCATATTCAAAATCATCAATAATCTTCAGAAAGCTTTTCAGTGTTTCGGGGTCTCGATATGGCAAATAAGCATTCTTAAAAATATCCCTAAATAACTGTGGGATATTCTTGTTGATATTCATCTTCTGAATAGCCTCTGCATACAGAGTAAGAACATCAAAGCCACCAAGGTCAGGAGCTAATAGTTTTTTCCATCCATAACGAACAAATTCTCCTGAGAAGAACTTTCTTTTACCGCCAAGTTCCTCAGACTCAGCATCCATATCATCCATAAACTTATAGATGAGTGCGATGGTAATCTGTTCAACCTGGGATTTCGGATCAGGAACTTTCCCTACAAGTATATCTCTGGCTGTATCTATTCTACGTTTAGTTTCAGTATCTAACATTGTTTCCCTTATTACGTGAATTGGTTAAGAGAGATGTAATCCTTAATGTATTCTGGGATTGTTTCTCTCCAGGCGTTTGGAATAGCCTTGTAGTCCTTTATTGTGAAGTTAGGATTAACATACAGGTCGTTAAATCTTTTGTTGTCTATAATATCCCTAACTCGGCTATCTGAGGCATAAGCCTTAAAGAAATATTTCATTGCCACTATATGTGCAGGATCGTCAGGTTTACGGTCCAGTATAAATTTCTCAAATTCCTCATTTAGTTTTTCATCTTTGGACTTGAAATAGGGGATCATTCCATAGATCTTTTCAAGTATTTCCCTCAATGAAATTCTACGGTCAACACCTGCGGCTCGTCTCAGTTTTTCTATGGTATAATACTCTTCAGGTTTGTTAAGTATGTTATCGTTCATATACTCTATGACCTTCTCCCAATTTCCAATACCTATATTCTCCCTGATGAAATCATCCTTCTGCATTTTATTCTCAAACTGATCAAAGAACATACGGTCAATTTTCATCCCATTAAGGTCAATTATGGTTTCATACATTGCACTAAGTTTGTCTTCATCGGGATTAGCATATCCTGTCGGTACTGGAGGTGGCATTGGTGGTCTTGTTCCACCTCTATACCATTGAGGTAATTCTATTATCTCGTCATAATTATATTTGTCCTCAAAGTATTCGCAGTTAGCAAAGAAGTCGAATAGTTTGAACTTCTTTTTATCAGGTTCATTAATAAGAGGCTTAAGCTCATCATCAAACAGGAACTCTGTGAATTTATGTTTACGTGTTCCCCTACCTTTTATCTGAATGAAATCAGTAGGGGAGAAGATAGGTCGCATTAAGCAGATGTTTAGGAGATCTGGGCAATCATATCCAGTAGTCATCATACCAACAGTAACACATACACGAGTTTTGCTGGTCTTATATTCTGGAAGGAAGTTGCCACTGCCATGAAGATTGTTATTGGTGAAGTTGATTGTAAATTGCTGTGCTTCGGGGATACTGGATGTTACCTGAGTCGCGAAATCAAAGTTGTACTTGTTAGGATACATCTTATTAGCCATCTCGTTAAGCATCAGAACCAACTTTGAAGCATGGTTCTGGCTTACTGCGAAGATGATAGTTTTACCTATCTCCCTGCTTATGGGGTCAAGGAATGCATTCTTTATAAATGTCTCACAGAATAATCTATTGGTATCTTCAGAAAAAAACTTCTTCTCATAGTCCTTATGGAAATATTCTTCTTCCACATCTTCATTGTTATTATTGGTTACCACTACTGAGTAGCCCTTATCTGAGAGTAATTGTGTAGTTACCTCTGTTCTTGCATCTACAACTATAGGGCTGATTAAATAGCCCTCTTTTACTCCATCTACCAGGGAATAGCGGTAAGTAGGCTGTCCGCTTTCACAGCCAAAGGTTCTGTAGGTGTCTAATAGGATTCTTCTTTCCAGATCCCTTTGGTCATTAGCACGATCAATCTTCTTTAGATAGTCTTTAGGAGTGGCAGTTAATCCGAGTTTATAACCAATGAAGTACTCGAAGATTGCTCTTGCATTCCCACCTATGGAACGGTGTGCTTCATCAGATATAACCAGATCAAAGTCTGTAGGGGAGAATAACTTCAGATACTTGTTATTAAACAGAAGTGATTGGACGGTCGTTACAACTATCTCGGCTTTACGCCAGTCATCTCTATTCTCTTTATAGATGATGGACTTAAAATCATTCTTCAGGTAGTTTATGAACGCTTTATTAGCCTGGTCTTCCAGTTCCAACCTATCTACCAGAAATAATACCCGTCTTGCATTACCTGTCCTTAAGAATAATTTGATTACAGCAGCTGCAATAAGTGTTTTACCTGTGCCTGTTGCCATTTCAAATAAAAACCTATTACCACCATCTTTAACAGAAGCCTGAATTGACTGGACTGCTTTTAGCTGGTAAGGTCTTAGGAACTTTAATTTATTCTTCTCTAAAAACTCCTGTCGAGTACATTCATCTTTCCATGCAGGATCTTCAAAGTAATTTGGCTTTTGAGTGAGGGCGATATAGTCAGTATCAACCTTTTCATCGACTATCTTCTGAGGGATAGGCTGGTAGTCCTTATATCCAACGACAGATTTCGGATCTGGAAATTTAGTTATAACATAAGGATTTCCATGCTGAAGATCCCAGAAATAGTGTAGGTTTCCATTTGACAAAATAACGAAGCGACAATTCTGTCCCTTAGCATATTTACGAGCCTGTTCAACTCCAACAAGTGGATTCTTATCCTCTGATTTAGCTTCTAAGACTATTAACGGAAAACCCCTTTCATCCAGAAGTAGGAAATCTATAAACCCATTCTTAACCTTATCATAATTCTCACCAAGATCATTTATGGATTGTTCAGTGAGCTTTACATTGTTTTCGAGAATTACATTAACCTTACCTGATGCATCATCAAAGAAACGCCAACCAGACTCCTGGAGAAGGTTATTTATCTTAATCCTTGCCTGTGCTTCTTTAGGGGGCATAGAAATCCGTAATTATTAATACAAACTTAATCAAACCAGACATAGAATGAAATCAGTCAAAATGCTTTCAAATTAGTGAGGAATTTTAATATAACGATCTACAAAATTTATAAAGGCAGGCCATCCTGCGATAAGTGAAACTATAGCGGAAATAAATGTAATAATAAAAACTATTCCAGAAATAAATTTGAAGAATTTACTTTGGGACAATCTATAAATATTAGAAACTTTTCCAAGTCCTGCAATACCAAACAAATAAAATGGAATTAAGAGAATTGATTGAATACCTTCTTGAAATAAATATAACGGGTTCATAAGTTTCCTAACAAATTCATTTTTGGTATTATCTAAATCGCCGATATATCTTATCAATGTTTCTCTAATCATTTCAGCAGTTTGATTTGCTAAACGTGGTAAAACAGAATAGGTCAAGTCAGAATAATGTCCCTTTAATTCGCTAAGTGAATTTATTATTACTTCATAATCATTAATAAAATAACTTGCCCCAGCTGGTTTATATTTTAGAATGCCTAATTCTCCTATATCTCTCTGCATTTTAGTAGAGTTATAAACCATCCATACATATGAAGATTCATCACTCCCCCTGGAGTTAACGTATTTCTTTAGTTTTTCTAAATATTCATCAGCGAATTTACTCCGTGAAACAATCTTTCTAATAAAAAAGATGACCCTTATTAATCCTATAAGCATAATTAAAATAATTAAAAAAACAATGTTTGATCTTGACATATTTTCCTTTTGAAAATGGTAATTCTTGCTAAATTATTGATATAAATATAAATAATATTATAAGACAATATTTAATATTGTTCGTTAATATAAAATCCACAACCAATCTCCATTTTATAACAGCCAATAAAGAAACTTATATTGATTCCATTATACGTGGTCAGGATTACTGATATATGAAATAAGTATAGCAGGATTAATCTGAATGATCTGGTATTCTTTGTATTTGAAGTGATGATCTTAAATAGGTATTCAATTTTATTCAAATCTTCCTCCTTTATTAAAAGGCTGGTATTACCCAACCTTATGAAATAATTAAATTGATTCAGGTTTCGGTTTATTTCTCACAATCTTAAACCCTGGTGTTAGCCTGGTCTGGATTGCAGAATGGTTCTCAGGTAGATCGGTTACATTACAAGACTCATTAGCCTCTACTCCATGCTTCATAAATATATTATGAAAAGTCTCATGTTCATCATCCTGAACA